ACACATGAAGATCCATGGATCCATGCCCGTAGGAAGTTTCTCGCGTGCGGACGCGCGTAGCACCAACCGCGCCAACAGGAATGCGCTTAGCAGAAATCGTGCCAGAACTTCACCTACCTCTCGTGCGCCGCGCCAGCTCCTCGACCCACGACGCCACGCCGGGGGGCAGGCCCCCGTCCTGGATCCATGCGGGGGTCTCGTCCCGCTCGGTCGCCAGCTCGGCGCGCCTGCGCTCCAGCGCCGCGTCGGCCCGGCGGGTGGCCGCGCCGTGGTCGGGCGCGTGGTCCTCGGTCCGGACCGGGGCCACGTCGAGCTCGAGCAGGGAGAAGCGCTCGGCGGCCGCGCCGGTGAGGTCGCCCAGCTCGGCCAGCAGCGAGGCCAGGCGCGCGCGGGTCTCGGCCAGCGCGTCGTCCCCGCAGAGCGCGCGGTAGGCCAGGGCCCGGTCGTGCACGTCGCGCAGGTCCCGCAGGAGGCGCCCGGCCACCTTGGCCGAGACCTCGGGGACCCCGCGCTCGCGGGCTGCTGAGCGCTCGCGCTCTAGCGCGTCGGCCACGGCCCCGACCTCGCCCGCGAAGTTTCGCGCGATCCCGGCCGCCAGGGCCACGGACCCGACCACGGGCAGGGGCGGCAGGGTGAGGTCGGCGCCCCACGCGCAGGCGTCGAGGGCCTCGAGCAGGGTTCGGGTCGTCTCGGCGTGCGCGTCGGGCACGTACCAGCCGACCGAGTACCGCGCCGCGCCGCAGCGCCGCACCAGCGCGTCACGCAGCCAGCGCGTCACGTCCGCGGCCGAGTAGATCTCCTCCCCGCGTCGGCGCTCGTACTCGGCGCGGATCGCCTCGCCGAGCACCGTCATCTCCTCGGACCCGTCGTGCGCGACGGCCAGCTCGTCGGAGCCGTCGGGCAGGTCCGCCAGGAGGCTGTACTCGCCGGCCGGCCCTCCGACCTCGGCCGCGTCCCGGTCGAGCCGCACCACGGCCCAGCGAACGCGGTAGGCGCGCGTTCGCTCGCCGGTCTCCACGGCCTTGCTCCAGCGCGCGGCGCCGAGGCACCGCACCACGCGCCCCGAGCGTTGGGCGTACATCGCGGCGCCCAGGTGCGCGTGCGCGCTCTTGCTCGCGGGCATCCAGACGGCGAGCAGGAACTCGCGCTCGGCCAGGGCGTCAGCCAGCGCCGCGCGCGTCACGGTACCCGCGCCCGTCCAGCCGACCAGCACGCCCTCGTGCGCGGCGCGGGCACCGTCCACGATCACGCGGGCGTCGGCCACGAACCGCGCCGCGTCGTCGGCAGACGGGGCGGAGTCACGGGCGGGCGCGCGGCGGGTCTCGGCGTTCAGGGCTTCGAGGTCTCGTGTGATCGACATGTTTTGAGTGTACGCACTATGTTGCGAAAGTCAATACAGAAACGACCCCGTCGTCATGCCTCAGCAGCTTGCGGGATCGCGACCCCTGGCCCACTATCGGGACCATGCAGAAGATTCATGCACTTGCGATCTCCCTGGTCCTCTGCGCGGGGCTCGCGGCGGCCGGGGCCGTCGCTCGGGGCCAGGCACTCGTCCCCACCGAGCCCGCGCCCTCCCAGACGGCGCAGGAGCCCGCTCAAGCCCCGCAGACGCCCCCGGCCCCCACGACCCCGGACGAGGCGCTCGAGCGCGCCGGCGAGGCTGCCAGGGCCCTCGGGGCGGGTGAGCTCCTCCTGGGGACGGGCGGGTTGCTCTGGCTGCTGTTCACGCTCCTGCGCCTGCCGCAGCTCGGCGGGCACCTCGAGCGCGTCCCGCCCGCGTGGCGGCCCCTGCTCGTGCTCGGCTCAGGACTCGCCGCTGCCTGCGCGTTCGCCCTGGGCGGCGCCGTCCCGGGCGGCCTGCTCGAGGCGCTGGGCCTGGGCGCGGGCGGCGCGGGCCTGGCCATGGGCGCGCACGAGACCATCACGCCCGCGAGGCGGGCCGCGCGGGCGAGGCGGGAGGCCAGGGCGACGAAATGACCATACGTTGCAGTACGTGACGTGACGCTACGTTGCGATATATGCGCGGGGTGGATACACTCGCCCCGTGCCGGTGCAGCCAGTCACAGTCACGATCACCCGGGCGACGGTCGTCGCGCAGCGAGCCTCGTTCGACACGCTCCTGCTCGCCGCGGCGCACGCCCTGCCCGGGCCGCGCGTGCGCGAGTACGGCTCGCTGGACGAAGCCGAGACGGACGGCCTCACGGCGGCGGCCTACCCCTGGATCTACGACCAGCTCTCGGTGATCTTCTCCCAGGACCCGTCGCCCTCGCGCGTCCTGGTCGGGCGCCGGGACGAGCTGATAACGCAGGTCGTCTCGATCGTGCCGACCGTCTTCGGCGAGGACTACGTCTACGAGCTGCCGATCGAGGGCGAGACGGCGAGCTACACGGTCCTGTCCGGCGACGTGCTGGCCGATATCATCACGGGCCTGGTGGCAGCCGTGAACGGACTAACGGCGCCGGTCACCGCGGCTGACGTGGGGCCGGGGACGTCGTTTACCCTGACGTGCGACACGCCCGGACGCGTGCTGCGAATCGAGGCCGACCCGGCCGTCTACGCGCTCGAGCACCAGACCGCGGACCCCGGGATCGCGGCAGACCTCTCGGCGTTCCGCTCCGAGCGCGAGGACTTCTACGCGATCGTGCTCGACTCGAACTCGGACGCGGAGGTCGCGGCGGCCTCGGCCTGGGCGCAGACGCGCACGATCCTGCTGGTGGCGGACGCGGACGCGGGCGAGCACGCGAGCGCCGTCGTCACCGACGACCTGGCGAGCACCCTGCGCGACCTCAACCGAGACCGCACGGCGCTCATCTACACGGCGCAGCACGTCGGCGTGGGCTACGCGCAGGCGCTCGCCGCGCGCGCTCTGGCCGGGTGGGACCCGGGTACCGCGACCTGGGCCTTCAAGCGGCTCACGGGCGTCGCGGCCTACGACCTCACCACGGGGCAGGCGAGTGCGCTCGACGACAAGCGCCTCACCGTCTACACCCCCGTGCAGGGCGCGCCCGCCACGGTCGGTGGCTACGTCTCCGGGACCCTGGAGTTCGCGGACGTGATCCGCGGGCTCGACTTCCTGATCGACGACATTCGCGCGCGCGTGACGACGTTGATCCTGCGAAATCTCAAGGTACCCTACACCGACGCGGGGATCGCCACGGTGGCGAGCGCCGTGCTGGAGCGGCTCTTCAACGCCGTCGCCCTGGGTATCCTCGCCGCCGACCCAGCGCCGGCCACGTCGGTCCCGGCCGCGGCCGACGCGACGGCTGAGGACCGCGCCGAGCGCGTCCTTCGCAACGTGAACTTCACGGCGCGACTGGCCGGCGCGATCCACGAGGTCATCATCCGCGGAACGGTGGAGGTCTGATAGATGGCAGGAACGCCACGCACGTACGACGCCCGAAAGATGCTCGTCGCCGTCGCTGACAGGCGGATAACGGGGTTCGGCGACGGCGACTTCCTGTCGCTGGTTCCGTCGAGCAATCTGTTCGAGAGCTACGTCGGCACGGACGGCGAGGTTTCGCGCGCGGCCACGAACGACAGGCGCGTCACGGCCACGCTCACCCTCGCTCAGACCAGCGCTGCGAACGTGATCCTCTCGGAGCTAGCCGAGCTCGACCGCGTGAGCGCCAACGGCGCGGGCGTCTCGCGCGTGCTCTTTCAGGACCTGGGCGGTGGCGCGACCGGGACCAAGGTCGAGGGGCTCGGGTGGGTCCAGCGCCTGCCCGACCTGGGGTTCGGGCGCGAGGTGGGCACGCGCGCGTGGGCGATCCTGCTGGACGCGGAGACATACCGCGTCGGAGGGAACGGATGAGTAGACGCATGCAGGAGGACGTGATCGACGGGCACCACTATCGGGTGACCCCGCTCGGCGCGCGCCAGGGGATGCACGTGGCCCGCCGGCTGATCAAGGTGCTGGCGCCGCTCGCGTCCGGCGCGGACGCGTCGCTCGCGCAGCTCGACGCGGGCGCGATCTCGTCCATGGCCAAGGCCATGGACGACAAGGACCTCGACTTCGTCACCGATGCCATGGCCCGGTCGACCGATCTGTCCGGCGACGGCGAGCAGTGGACGACCCTGCACCGGGTCTTCGACACGCACTTCTCGGGCGAGTACGGCGCGCTCGCGCGCTGGCTCGGGTTCGCCCTGCGGGTGAACTACCCGGATTTTTTCTCCGCCTCCGTGCCCTCTACGACGACGCCGGGGGCGTAGGTGGCGACGAGGCGAGCGTACCCGTCCCCGAGCACCTGGACTGGGACGTCTGGGACGTGTGCCGCGCGGGGTGGGCCACGCTCACCGAGGTCGAGGAGCACTGGTGCTGGGCCGACCTCATGGACGCGCGCCTCGTGATCGAGCTCGAGCGCAGGACCGCGCGCCGAGCGCGGCAGATAGAGTCCGCGCGCGCGGCCGCGCGGGGGCGGGGGTGAGACTTGGCGCCGCTGCGCGAGATACTGGCCAAGTTCGGCTTCGACGTCGACATCGAGACGCTCCAGAGGGCGCACGCGTCGATCGCCGTCGTGCGCGGCGCCGTGGACGCGGCACGCGCTGCGTTCGACGCGGTCGGCGGGGCGATCATGGGCGCCGGGCGGTTCGTCGCGGGGATGGCCGCGGCCGCGGACGCCTCGGACAAGACGGCTCGAGCGATAGGGATCACCACCCGCGAGCTGGAGCAGTGGAAGGCCCTCGTCCAGGACTCGGGCGGCGAGGCCCAGCAGTTCGAGGGTGGGATCAAGAACCTGGCCAAGCAGTTCCGCGACGCGCTCAAGGGCGGCGAGGACCAGGTCAAGACGTTCCGCAAGCTAGGCGTGTCACTGCGCGACTCGAGCGGACGGGCGCGATCCCTTGGCGACGTGCTCGAGGACTCGGTCCTCGGGCTCAAGAACTTCGAGAACTCAGCCCAGCGCGCTGCCGTGGCCGATGACCTCTTCGCCGAGGCGGGGCAGACGCTCATCCGCGTGAGCCTCGACGGGGCCGACGCCCTGCGCCAGCAGCGCGAGAGGTTCGACGCGCTCAACCAGGGCGGGCGATTCGACAGGTTCGTCGATGTGTCGAAGGAGAACGCGGCCGCGTTCGACGGCTGGCGCAACGCCAGCGAGGCGCTCAAGCGCAACCTAGCGACGGCGCTCATCCCGGCGCTCACGGCCATGGTCAAGGGCGCGACGGCCGTCGTGGAGTGGTTCCAGCGCATGTCCCGGGGCTCGCGCGTGCTGGAGGTCGGGTTCACCCTGCTCGCGACGGCCATCACCGTCGCGGGCGTGGCGTTCCTCGCTGCGTTCTGGTACCCGCTCCTGATCATCGGCGCGGTGGTCGCGGCCGTCGCGGCCGTGGTTCTGATCATCGACGACCTGATCGCCCTCTTCAGCGGGGGCAAGAGCGTCATCGGCGCGGCGATCGACGAGCTGTTCGGTATCGGCTCGGCGCAGGCCGTGGTCGAGGCCCTGACGTGGGCCTTCGACAAGCTCACGGACGGCGTGACCTACCTCATCGAGGTCGCCGTCGAGGCCGGCGCGGCTGTCGCGGGGGCGCTCGGGGACGCGTTCGACTGGATCTCGGAGCGGGTCGGCAAGCTGATCGACGACGCGCGCGCCCTGGCCAAGATGCTCGCGCCCGAGATCACCGAGATCTGGGAGGCGATGCTGCCCGTCATCGAGGCCGTGATCGCGCGCGTCTCGGAGATCGTGGACGGGGTCGTCGAGAAGGTTACGGGGGCGATAGACTACGTCACGGACCTCGCGGGCAAGGCCGCCGACCTGCTCGGGTTCGGGGACGAGGGGGGGGACGGGGGTGGTACGCCGCTCGCGGCCGTTCTGGGCCCCGCGCGCGAGGCGCCCGTGGTGGACAGGCGCGACGCCGCGGGCTCGACGAGCGTGCGCGTCGAGCAGCCCGTGCAGGTGAACGTGAACGGGGCCCTGGACCCGAGCGAGGTGGCGAGGCGCGTGCGCGAGGCCCTCGACCGCTCGCAGGTCGAGCAGCTCGAGAACGTTCGCGAGATGCTCCTCGGCGCATCGAGCTAGCCGACGGCGCCCGTCCCCGAGGCGAGTCTCGTGGTGTTCGAGCAGCTCGCCCAAAGTAGCCTTGCGCCCGAGGCAACGCCGGAGAGCGCGTCACATCGTGAGGCGGAGAACAATCTCCAATGCCGAACGCAAATCCGTCTCGTCGGGCACGAAGTCACGGCCGCGATCGAGCATGGCCTGACCTGCGATACGCATTACCTCAAAACCGGCTGCTGCTGCTGTTAGGCAGGAGGCAGCCACTCTGTTGGTGGTGGTCCGGGCTGACGAGAGAGCGTGATCGGCCATGAGATCCCACAGCTCGATTGATAGTCGAGTGGGGATACGCACGGTCCCCATATTGAGGCCGAGCATTTCGCCGCCCATCACGGCGCCCTCCAGCCACGTGGTGATGGCCACGTAAGCATCCACTGCCCCGGTTACGGGGACCCCGGAGTGGCCGTCGCGCATAGCTACGGGCCAGGGGAATGGTGCGTCAACAGCACTGGCGCCGTTGAGCGACGGCAGGCGCAAAACCGACTCGCCCAGCGTCGTACACCACCCCGGAACCGCGTCTGTGATCGCTTCCATCGCGGCGAGCTCGGCGAGTTCGTACGGTCCCCAGTCGTCAGGATC